ATTCAATTTCTAATTTTTTTAAATCATCAATGTCACCTGGCATTTCAAACTCAAACATTGGAAAAATTGTTTCATGTCTTCCTTGTATAGGATTGGGTTCTTGTCTATAACTTGTTGAAAGACAAAAATAACCTGGTGAATTAGGACCACCATGTTCTAACAATTCATGTTCTAACCACATTTGTCCAGTTTGTGGTAATGGCCAAACTTCCCCATCATAATTATAAATTGCTACTGTTTCAGGATCTTCACACGCTGCTAATATGCTTAATCTGTTTTGTGTGTGTACTTCCCACCACCCCTTTTCTAAAAAAAAGGACCGTAAACGGCCCACTGTAAAACTATAATCTTGTGAATTAATCAACTTCGTCATACTTACTCCTTTTTTTAATTTTTATTTATAACATATTATTTAATGTTTGGAAATATTTCTGAAATAACTTTTGCACATTCTAAAGCTATTAATCTATGTTCTTTTTGTGTTCCATTATCTGATCTTAATTCTATAAAATGAATCCACGATCTTAAAGTTCCGTTCATATATAATCTACTTTTTGTTAACCCTTCAGGTAAAACAACTCTTGCTTGTTCTTTTGCAATACCATGTTCTACAGCCCATTTATATGCTTCTCTACATTGATTTATAATACCAGTTTGTCGTCTTTGCCACTCCGTAATTAAATCTTGTTTAATTGTATCTTCTTGTATACTTGGATCATTTTCTATTTCAATACTGTTTTGTCTGTTCTTTTCATCTTGTAATCTACATTCACGGGTTGTAAAAGATAAATCATCTGTAGGATCAGCATATCTTTGACTAAATTCTTGGAATGAAAATGATCTATGTCTGAGTATTTGTCTTGCAATATCTCTAGTTGTTTCTATTTCTAAGCAAGCGCTAACCATTTCAAAGGGCGACCAATGTTTGTTTTTGATAAGATAACGTAAGAGCTTTTCTGACGTTTTTTTGTTGGTTTGGTTCGATGGATTGGAAACACGGGCGCAATACGCAATGAGGTCTTTAGCATCTTCGACTCCCTCCATTTTCTCAAATGGTTTACTATAACTTATTAGTTTAACATTCATGTTGAAATTTCTATTTCTATTTCATTTTTAATTTTTTCAACAACATCTTCTTTTACACAAGAAATCATATGAACTTCATTATTTGGTCCAAACTCAACAAATAATCTTTTCATTATCGGAAACATATTAATTTGAGTAAATCTAGCACATTCTTTCCATGTTTCAAATTTATTATTAAATACATAAATGTCGCGTGTTCCATTTTCGATATTAACTAACGACATCATTGCTACTATTAAAAATTTCATTTAATTTTCCTTTATCATTGTCCAAAAACCAGATCGACTTTCAAATGGATGGTGTTTAAATAATCTTTTATTATTAGAACGGAATTCATCAATTGCTTTCATTGTTCCTTCATGTGCTGGGTGGTAATCATCACCACATAATAGATTAACTTTTTTTAAATATGATAATTCTGCTAAAACATTATCATAACTATGCAGGCCATCAATATATACCATAGACCAATTTGTATCATTTTTCAACAACTGAAGACTAGGTTTTTGATGCACAGTATGCTTTAATTTAAATCTACGAGAATGTTGAGCAATAACCCAATTAAATACTTTACGTTGAGCATTTTCTTGTTCTTCTAAATACATATTCATTGCATAAGAAACAGCAGTATTATGTTTATGTTTTTTCATTACACCTTGAAAATGTTTTCTTTTAAGATTAATATTATTCATGCCAAATGTATCACAAGTATGTAATTCTACACCTTCTTGTAAACTATCTAATAATACCCAAGTTGAACAGCCCCATGCACAACCAATTTCTAATACTCTTCCACCAGAAGGAACTTTAGCAGCAAATTTACTAAGAGCATCTAAATGTTTAGAATTATTAAATCCTGGAACATCAAGATAATGAGTAATTGGTTTGGGTATAATCATAATTTGAAACCTTCAAACTTTTTACCTGTTGGTGTTTTATCAAATACTGGTGTATCATCTTTTAATGTTTGTTGACTTTCTTCTATATCATAAAGTCGCATTTTACTTCGATCAACACCCACAACAAATCTTCTGTATGATGTTGGATCATTATATCTATTCTTTAATTGTTTCACCATTAATTGTCCCATACCTTCTAATTCTTCAGATGTAATTAAGGCAAACATTAAATCTGCTGTAGCTGGTAAACCAAAACTTTCTGAAGTATCTTCTAATCCAATATCAGAGTTTGAATAACCTGATCTGTTAGTTTGAGTAGCTGAAAATATTGGTAGTTCAAACTCTACTGCAAGTCCTCTTAATTCTTCAGCTATTGCTTTTATATATGAATAAGAATTTATTGATCCACCCAAACCTTTCATTCTACTACTAGAACATATATTTAAATAATCTATAAAAATCACATTGGGTATAAATTGTTTCTTTAATTTTAATTCATTTAATAAAGCTCTAAAATGACCAGCATGTGCCGCACCAGTTGGATATTCTTTTATAATTAATTTACCCGTTGTTTTTCTAGCTAGATCAGCAACTTTAGATGTAAACATATCTTTGGACATTTTATCTAACTGATCTATTGGAACATTTAAAAGATTAGCGTCAATACGTTCAGCTATTCTTTCTTCTGCCATTTCCATAGTAATATATAAAACATTTTGTCCTTCAGTTAATGCGGCTGCAGCTACATGGCACATGAAAAGAGACTTACCAACCCCAGTACCAGCAAGGCACACATTAAGAGTTTTATTAGGAACACCTCCTTTAGTGATTCTATTAAAATACTCCAGATCGAACGGTATACGGTCCTCTTCTTTATGATAAAATTCAAATCTTTCTCCGGCTTGTTCGACATAATCGTGTCCTACTTTTGTATCAAATGCCACACCTAAGGCATCTTGTAATAAACTAGGCAAAGCATTCTTTGTTAATTTTTCATGTTTACCATCGATGATTGTGATGGATTCCATTACAGCATTGTATATTGCTCTATCTTGGCACCACTTTTCAGTATTTTCTATAAGCCATTTTTCATCAACTTCATCACCATCAAATAAGTTTTGTGCAATATCTACAGCAGTAGAAAATGCTTCATTACTTAAATTAGAATGCTCATTTAGTTCAACTAAAAATGCTTCTCTTGTGGGTAATTTGTTATATTTATCAACAAATTTACCAGCTTCTTTAAATAAAGTTTTGTATGGACCTTCAAAATATTCTGCCTTGATAAATGGCAGAACTTTTCGCATAAATTCATCATCAGTTAATAATTTTCGGAGTATCGTCTGTTCTATCCGTATATTCATCAATAGGTTTTTTCTCCTGTAATTTTACCCAACCCTCTTTTTCACCTCGTTCAATTATATCTTCTAATATTCTTGCTAGTGTAAAATGTAGTTCTTCATTATCAATATTTAAATTTGGGTCAGGACTTTCTATTAAAGTAAAATCATAAGTAAATTGTTTTCTTTTACCATCAAAAGCAACAGTACCATATTGTATTACTGTTTCAACAAAATTACCTGTTAATATTCTAACTTGCCAGACATGGGAATCATTTGGACTAGGAATTAATTCATAGTCTTTATTTTCTAACATCTTCGACATCTATATTTGCATTACCTCCAATTTGATATGCACTTTCTATATAGTCTTTAAATTCACCAGTTTCAAACAATGGTTTCCAAAAATTTTCATTTAAAGTATCTTTTTCTCTAACTTTTTCACTAATTTCACCAGTATTTTGATCAACTTTTGCATACCAACCATTGGAAGGCTTAGTACAGTAACCCCCAGCAAGAGCAACATCAAGCAAACCTGAATACTTTTGAACACCACCTTCCCAAGAAACAGAAATAGGAATTTTAGACTTTTCTTTAACATATCTTGATTTTTCTACATTAATTATAAAATGATAACCTTGAATTTCAGTACCTTTTTTATCTTGTTGTCTACCAATTATCCATATATTATCAGCACTATAGTATATACCAGTACCACCAGAGACTACAGCTTTAGGAAACAATCCAATTTCTTGGTAAGTATGATTTACTGCAATCATGGGTATATCTTTCATATTTAAATATGGTGTAGTCATTCTAAATAAACCTTTGAGAGCTTTTGC